CATTAGATCGTTGATAGAAGTCTCGCTAACGCTCACTAGTATGCCCGTATCTATACTACCGCTGGTGCTATAACGTTGTAATTCGTTTAGGACTCTACGCCAGTCTGGCATATGTTTCATAATAAGATCAGCAATTACTTGAGGATCGTATTCTATACCTTCAGCTTTTAGAATATATTCTACTCTTTTCATAAAATCAGAAAGTAGAGGAGGCATGTCCTTTTTAGCTATATTGAATTCTATAACCGAACACCTGGAGTGTAGTGGTTCTATAATTCTATTTTTAAAATTACAAGTAAGTATAAACCTGCAGTTGCCTGAGAATTCTTCTATGAAACCTCTTAATGCAGGTTGGGTGGACTGGGGGTTTAGATAATCTGCTTCATCTAGTATTACCACCTTGTATCCACCCTGTAAGCTTACGGTGCTGGCAAATTGTTTAATCTTATTTCTAAGTGTGTCTATATTACCTTCTTCTGATCCATTGATCAGCAGGTAATCTAAATCCAATTCATTGCATAGTGCCTTTGCTACAGTTGTTTTTCCCAGACCAGCCGTGCCGGTTAGAAGCATATTGTGTAGTTCACCTCCGTTAACAATATCCTCGAATGTAGCTTTTATATGGGAAGGCAGTATTACATCTGCAATAATTTGTGGCCGATATTTCTCGACCCATAAGAATTCGTTCATAGTACTTCCCAACCTAATACTGTATCAGCAATAAAAGAACGCCAAGCCTGTTTGTCTAAAGACCAGGCAGGTATTTGATCTGAGTCAGATGTTATTCCACCAATTGTTGGTTTAACTTTATGTGCTTCTAATACAAGCGGGTTAAGAGTACAAGGCATAACTCTAATTTCATCTGAGTTTACCTTTTGAAATGTTACCTGAACGGTACCATTTTTTAGAGCTGTGATTAGCTCTTGTTTTTCATTTTTATCCATTATATAATCCTAATTAAGGTTAGCGGGATTTGACCCTCCCGCAATAGGTTTTTGTCAAGCTTAGCTTTCGTCTGATGACTCTGCCTCGGCTTCTGCCTCGGGTGCATCTTCTGCTGCTGGTTGGCTAGCTTCGAGGAACTTAACAGTTTTACCTCTTAGTGCGCCAATAGCTTCAAGCTCTGCACCTTCGAATGCTCCTCTTTTCGAACAAATATCAATTATTGATACGAAAGTTTGGATATCCGCTAGCGAGAGTTGTACAGGCTCTGCTGCTTGATTTTCTACTGCGTCTGACATATTATTTCTCCTTTGCAAAGTAGACTAAATTGAGAGGCCGATTATTCGCACCTCCACCATTATCCCCATAATTAAATGGAGAATTCTTTTCATGCATATATTTATACATTAAAAACTTGTTGATTGCTCTAAAGCAACAAAATATTCAACTGGGAAGTTTAAGTTCTGCCAGTGTGATATTTTCTTAGATGATAACGATACAAAGTAATCACCTGTGATTAATTTTAGGTTACCAATATTAAAATCAAAATTAAAGTTGTTTGTTACTTGGTTATCTGATTGGACATTTAAAGTAAAGGTATTGCTTGTTGAATCTTTTTGATCAAAGATAACAGCTTCGACTGAACCATTTTTGCCGACTAAGCTAAGATCTGTATGTCCTAATACAGACGATGCTTGTTTTAATTTAGCTAATATATCTTCTGATAAAGTAACGCCAACATCTACCTCTGGCATATTAATATCTTTTTGTGGTGTAGTAAGTATTTCAGTGTTTGAATAAAAGTATTGTACTTGCTGAGCTACGCTGCCGCCACCGCTAACAGTTAGATATTTGTCTTTGAAATCTAACGATGGTGATTCGATTAGGTTAAGTACAGAAAGAAATTCATTTAGATCATATACACCAATTTGATTGGGAAAGTCTTCTACGATTTCTGCCTTAGCCATTACGGTTTTAGATTCAGATATTGTTTGTATCTTTTGTCCTGGTTCGATTACCAGGTTTGGGTTTATTGTTGAGAAGTTTTTTAGGACCTCTACTGTATCATTGGATAATTGCATTATATATTCCTTTTTTTATTTAATGGTACCATTATACCATAGTTCGTGACGAAAGTAAATCCCTATTTGTAAAAAATGTGATCGTTAATAACCACGGTTGATTCGAGGTAGTCATTCCAGTAAGGATCAACTCTAGTAGCATGATACCATAAAGCTCCTTCTGTAATATCTGGATATGTACCATTTAAGATAAAGCCAGCTAATTTAATTGACTCCATCCACGTAACACTATCTGTAGGTTCATCTGATTTACCATCACAGAACCAACTAAATTGGCATTTGTTTCTAATTGGCATCATATTACCTTTCCAGTTTTCTTTATACCTAGCTTGGTAAACAACACCGCAAATTGTATCTGGGAATTGTCCATCTTGGGCTCTATTTAAAACTACGTGGGCAACTGCCATTCTGCCTGCTTCTGGTTGATTAGCAGCTTCAAAATAAATGTTCTGTGCTAAACAATAGCGATCTCCATTTTCATCCGAAGCTTCTATCTCAATAGAAATAAGTAGAACAATTAAGAATGTTAATATCATTATGCAAATATGGAATGGTATAAACCATTTAGATGCTGATGACCAAATTGGTGGTATCTTTTTCATTTTATATCCCTGTCGTGTTCGCTAAGAGCGATTAATGCATAGTGTAATACTTTCATAAGATCTTTTCTATGATCGATCCTATGGCCTTTACGGCCGTATCTCTGTGCATATTTAAGTATGTTTCCAATAGCAAAACCTATACCATGACCGCAGTCAGAGATAAATTCTGTTGATTGAAATTTGTTTTTAGAATAATGTCCACCATAAGTGGAATCAATATAAGTCTTGAGCTCTGCAATTAGAGCTCCTTCGTTAAACTTATAATCCGGTTGTTTAGTAGTCATAGTTTTCATCCTCACCAACCTCTTCTGTTTCTGGTTGGCCATAATCTAATTGAGCACCTGAATCTACTTTCGTGTAGAGATCCAAGAATGCTATTTTCGTATCTTCGTCGAATCTTGAAGTACAAAGATCGATTGATTTCATTTTATCGTTAAAGATAGAGAAGGTTTGCACAATATGGCAAAGTCTTCTAGTAGAGATAACTTCATCGACACCATCGTCGTAAAAAGTTTTTCTAATAATATCTGCCCAAGTAACAAGCTTTTGTACAAAGTCGCTATCTATAGTGTCGAATTTATCCATGTGTTTATTTAGAATTCTTTTTTCGATAGCCATTGAAGGGAATTGCATATCTACTGAGATAGTAAATCTTTCTAAGAAAGCATCATCTAAGATACTAGCTGCTGTAAATCTGCCATCATCTGAACCTTTACCTTTAGTGTTCGCAGTTGCGAATACGTTGAAACCTTTTTTAGGTATAATTGTTTCACCAGTCTTTTTAACTAGGACTGGCTTACCTTCTAAGATACCTTGAAGACACATGATCTTGTTAGTAGCTCTATCGATTTCGTCGAGAAGAAGAATTGCCCCATCTTCCATAGCTTTTAGGACTGGACCTTTAGCGAATACTGTTTCGCCATTAATCAATCTAAATCCACCAAGTAAATCATCTTCATCCGTTTCTGGATTGATTTGAACTCTAATAAATTCTTTACCGAGTTTAGCACATGCTTGCTCGATCATAAATGTTTTACCATTTCCAGATAAACCAGAAACGTAAGTAGGATAAAACATTTCGGATTTAATAATCCTAGTAATGTCTTTGAAAGAACCCCACGGGACGAAGGTAGGATCTACGGTTGCGTAAGATCTTTCATCGCTAACAATGGATTGCATTTGAGCCGCAGTAGCTGGGACTTGGTCCATAGCTGCCGGAGCTGCTTGCGCTGGTTCTGGTAATAAACCATCGAGAGAGTAAGTGCCAATTTTGACTCTTCTATCTGCGTTTAATAAAGGATAAAAATCCTTAGCTGTGAAGCCCATGGACTTTGCCACGTCTTCGATTATGGCTCTACGGAAATCCGTTTGGCCAGGAAACTTAGTAGAGATTTCTTCTAAGATCCTTTGTGTTGATATTCTCATTTCATTCATAATATAGACTCCTTATCTTTTTGAATTATAGGTACTATTATACCGTATTTTTGAGGGGATGTAAACCCCTAATTTGAAAAGTTCACGAAATTGTGACGTTTGATTATTAAGCAACTGCTTTACCGATTGAGGTCATTAGGACTTTATTTGTCTTTTTACCTTTGCTGAATTTTCTAAATGCGGTTTTGATTTGTGCATCTGACATATTCTCTGTGACCTTTTCATCGAACTCGCCATCTGTAGCAGATAGGGATTTACCGCCTTTGAGTAGATAATAGTTATCATAACCGAATGCATTCTCTTTATGGACACATTTATTTTTGTTGTATTCTTTATTGCATTCTTTTCTAAAGTCAGTATCCCAATCATTAGATTCGCAGTAGTTTGCTAATCTGCCAATTCTATTTCTAAAGTGATATGCATCATCTGCCATGAAGAATCCCATTGTTTTTACATTTAAGCTTTTGCCTAAATTTCTTAGAAGAGTATCAGTTGGTCTGTAATCTTCTAACATAACTTTCTTTTTCTGGATGATTGCTATTCTTCTAGATCTATAGGTTCTCTCTGAGATCTTTTTGCTTGCTAGTGCTTTCATTTGCATTGCACTCATGCCGTTAGCATCGCCATCTGTAAAGGTAACAAAGTTCATTTTTTCGACTCTGTGCTTTTGCTTGAATTCTTTTACAAGGTGGTGTGAAACGATAAGCGCTTGATCTAATGGGGTTGATCCGTATTGCTCGGAATAACCGATTGGTGCTATATCATCCCAGTAGCTATCTTCTTTTCTTAAGAACATATGGAATATAGAATCTATGAAATCTTTTTTGTTAAGACTTGAAGAGCAAACTAATGGCATGGAAAGCCTGTTCATATCCAAATCACCATCTTGTAATTGTGATCTGAACTCTTCGTTGTCATAATCAAATGCACTGCTTTGCGTAGTAAACCCGTAAACATCGAATGGTATTTGAACGGCTTTACAGAAGTGAATCATATGTAAAAGCTGATCCATAACATAAGGCATTGAAGCAGACATTGAACCAGAATAATCTACGAGCATAATCATGCCGTGGTTTTTAGCATCTGCTAATGTTGTAACTTGTGAAAAAATATCTTCTGAAGTTTTGTAAGACCAAAGTTTGCCAACGTCCAATCTGCCGGTTTTAGCAGTTGTTGCTCTAGTATACCTATAAGCAGCTTTTCTTTGTTCGAATTCTTTAACTGCAAAGTTAACAGATCTTTTAACATCTTTGACATATTTTTTAAAATCTTCTTTTTTGTATTCTGAATCTATATCTCTGAGTTTAGCTGCATATTGTCTTTCTTTTTTTAGTTCGTCATATCCGATAACAGCGTTTTTGATATGGTAAGGTCTTAGTTCGTTTATAATAGTAAAGCCCTCGCCATTTCCTCTATCGATTAATGTTTCTTCTTTAGATCTAAATGCTTCGTCTGTATCTGATATATCTGCGTCTGGCTGATGCTCTGGTTGAGATGCGAGCTGTTTTAATTCTTCTTGTAGATCTTCTAGTGTTGGCTCTTCTTTTTCTTCTGAGTCTTGAGTTTCCACTTGTTGCTCGCCTTCTTCTGAAGCCGGTGCTTCTTCTTCTT